TCCCCATCTATCAAAGGCGATTTCCATAGTTCTTCTATAAACTTCTCAATAAAGCCGTAGTGAATAACATTTCCTTCTGTTGTTTTAAGATGGCCCTCCCTGGCCCAGATGTCATAAGGCACCCTATCCCTTCTTACCCTTTGCTGCATGTTTTCTTCTGGTATCCAAAAGAAGGGTAGGACATAGTATTTATCATCTTCCGGGATTGGTGGAAAAACTAAAACAAAGGCTGTAATATCAATGGAGCTTGAAAGGTCAAGGCCCCCATAACATTCCCTGCCCTTTAGTTTTTCTAGGTCCACATCAAAAGAGCAAGCATCCCAATGGTGCATTGGCATCCAGCGGATTGATTGCTTTACCCATTGGTTAAGCCTAAGTTGCCTAAAAAGGTTTTCTTCTGCCGGGTTTTCTTTAGCACTTTGAAAGGCAGCCCTTACCTTTTCTATCTCAATGGTGTGGTCAAGTGAGGGGTTAGCCTTATACCATACTTTTTCATCGGTCCAATCATCATCTTCAGCTATACCATAAATGGCCGGATAAAATGTAGGGTCAACCCTTTTGCCTCTTAAGATATCATTTGCTTTTTGGTGGACTTCATAGCAGATGGAATGCCTATCTGTTCCGGCTGTTGTAATTAAAAAGAATAGGGGTTGCTTTCTTGCATCTCCACTACCCATGGTCATTACATCAAAAAGCTCCCTATTTGGCTGGGCATGTAACTCATCGAAGATAACCCCGTGAACATTAAGGCCGTGTTTAGTGTAGGCCTCAGCAGATAAAACCTGGTAAAAGCTTGCTGTAGGCATATAGACTAACCGCTTTTGAGATAGTATTGGTTTTATTCTTTTCCTTAATGCCGGACACTGGTCTACCATCTCTACTGCTACATCAAATACGATAGAGGCCTGTTGCCTATCAGCAGCACAGCCATAAACTTCAGCACCCCATTCTCCATCTCCGCAGGTAAGATAGAGGGCTATGGCTGCAGCAAGTTCGGATTTTCCATTTTTCTTTGGTATCTCCACATAGGCTGTATTATATTGCCGATACCCATCTTCTTTTACAGTGCCAAAAATATCCCGAACAATCTTATCCTGCCAGGGCAGTAAATCAAAGGGCACACCCCGCCAAACTCCCTTAGTGTGTTTTAAGTTGTTGATGAAGGTTACCACCCGCTCTGCCTTTTCATGATCAAAGAGCATTATTTGCTCACCCTTAATAGTTCCTCCATGGGATCATCTGTTGGTGTGTCAACAGTATTCACCCTGATTCTGGTTCTAGCAGCAGGGGTAAGGCCAAATTCAGAGCAAAAATCCTTCATCACCTTAAGATAAGTTTGGGCAATGGATACCTGGGGCACTTGCTGAATATATCCGGAAGGGGTTTTAAAGATAGTGCCGTGTTTAGATAAAAACTCTTCTGCTTCCTTCCATCTAGCATAGGCCTGGCAGTAACCGGCAAAGGCAGCCTTATCTATTTGAGTTAAAACCCCAATAGCCTCTAAAGTCTTAGCCATCCGCTTCCATTCTTTCTTTGCTTCCGGCTCCAGCCATGACGGGCAGCGGGGTGCCTTCTTTTCTGGCTGGGGTTCTTTATCGTTTAGTGGCCTTTTACCGGGGTTGCCTTCCAAAATCTTAAGTGCAGTTGGTTTAGGTTTTCTTCCCCGTGTCGCCATAGCTTTTCACCTCCAATTGAAAAAAGGCCCGAAGGCCTAATCTTTGATTCTAGTTATTTTCTAATCCCGGGAAAATTATAATCTCCTCTTTTTACTGCCCCATGTTCAGCTTCTACTGCCTTTTTATATTCAGGATCTTGCCTTTCCTTTTCCTTACAATCCATGCAGATGCAGTCTTCATTAAACATAGACATGATCCGGCCACCCTTTAAATTTTTGCCACATCTATCACAATTGTTTTGTTTAAAAAACTTATCCATCCTCGCACCCCCTAACTCCTTCACCTTTGCCCTGTTTGCCCTTATTGCCGCCAGCTAGGGCCTTTATCCCTATCCAAGCTTTACTTTGCAGCTGTGGCCAAGAGGGGCAAGTCAGCTGCCCCTTACTTGCCTTCACAGCCTTCTTATTCAATTTCCACATAATCTGCTATTATAGCCAAGGCTTCATGATAGCTTTTAGAACTCGTTATTTTATCTATCATTTCATCTGCTTCCTTTTTAAGGCCGGCTCTTTTTAAAGTTTTACTGGCAATGCCCATGAGATTAAAAATATTGCCGTCTTCGCCGATAAGTTTACATTTTGGCTTAGTCATTTAAGCTCCCTCCTTGGCCTGTGTCCTAAAGGTAGAGTTGCCAGAGAGGTTTTTTAGTAAAACATTTCTCGCAGTTTTATATTCATCACCAATCATCCCAAGCCTTACTAGCCAGGTTCTAAAGGTATATTTTTCATTATCAGTTGGTGTAACCTTGGCTGCAGCATTTCTCTTAAGCCGTCTGGCACTTAAGTTTGCCAGCCCCAAAAGCTGGGTAGCTGCTTTTACTTTATCCGGGTCATCTCCATTTGGGCCTAGCTTAAAGGTGATAGTCTCCTTTTCAAAGTCAAAATCAATGCCGGGGCAGCTTACCCCTTCTAAGGCCCTTTGAAAATGCTCCAAGGTTACCATGGGTTTTACATCTAAGGCCTTTATAACTTCCTTGCTAACTAAATCTTCTTCAAAGCCCAGTGCCTTTTTTATTAAAGGCTGCTTGCTGTAAATAATGTGCATAAAGTTTCTAAGGCTTCGCCCATCATAGCCTTCTAGGGGTATACCAACTTCCAAATTGATGGGCCCCGCTTCTCTTAAGCCTACAGCCATTTCGCCGCCTTGCTTTTGCTCAGTTTTTATCTCCACCTCTGATCCCTCCTTTCCATCTGCTAGCAATACATCCAATTCAACCATTTGTCCTTGGCTATCTAAAATATTGCTATGTCGGTCAATGGTGTAGTCTCCTACTTGATAGGCAAAGCTTGGTGCTGCTAAATAGACAGGTGCAGTTTCCAGATGCTCTGCCAGTTTGTGTGCTAGTTCTTTTCTAGTCATTTTTTATCCCTCCTGTGGTTTTTGGTATGTCTATACATCACTTATAACCACAGATAAGTCAAGAGTTATAATCATTATTTTGCACTTAAGGGCCTGCATTTGAAGCGGAGTGCAGGCCGTTAGGTGCAAATTTAAAAGCAATCTTTATAGGGAATTTTCTTTCCACCCCTTATGAGATAAACATCATCGCTAAAGCCTACATATTCAACATATCTTTTTACCCCTACATCCACATATTTTTCATCAAGCTCTATGGCATAGCAGATACGATCAGTTTGCTCACATGCAATTCCTGTTGAAAAGCTTCCGGAAAAAGGATCCAGGACAACACCATTTGGTGCACTGCTGTTTTGTATGGGATAAGCACATAGGGCTACTGGTTTCATTGTTGGGTGTTCTTCTGACTTTTTAGGCCGGTCAAATTCCCATACCGTTGTTTGCTTTCGGTCTCCATACCACCTGTGTCTGCCAGTAGGTTTCCAGCCATAGATTATGGGTTCATGTTGCCACTGATAATCACTTCTCCCTAGCACCAAAGAATCCTTAACCCATATACAAACTCCGGAAAGATGAAAGCCCACTTCTTTTACTGCATTTCTAAAATTAAGTCCTTCAGTATCAGCATGGAAAACATATAAAGCCCCGCCAGCAGCAAGGGCATGATAAATGTTTTTAAACGATGCTAATAGAAACTGATAAAATTCCTCATCTTTTTGGTTATCGTTTTTAATAAGACGTTCATTTTCTCTCCCAGCGGTGAAATTCACATTATAAGGTGGGTCTGTTACTACAAGGTTTGCCTTTTTACCATCCATTAGCTTTTCATAAGTCTCTGCCTCAGTGCTGTCACCACATAGTAGTCGGTGGCGGCCTAATAGCCAAAGGTCTCCTGGTTTACTGATAACAGGCCCCTTTAGGGCCTCATCTACATCAAAGTCATCTTCTTTAATATCCTTGTCATGGATTTTAGAAAACAGATCTTCTATTTCAGCAGTATCAAAGCCAGTTATGCTAATATCAAATATCCCATCATCCAGCTCACTGATTAAATCTGCAAGTTTTGGTAAATCCCATTCACCGCTGACCTTATTTAGTGCTACATTTAAAGCCTTCTCCTCTGTTTCATCTAGGTCCACTACTACACACTCAATTTCCCTGTGGCCCTGGTGCTGTAATATTTTTAGCCTTTGGTGACCGCCTACAATATTTCCCGTTCTCTTATTCCAAACGATGGGCTCTACATAGCCAAAGGTTTCTATGGATTTTTTAAGCTTTTCATATTCTGGATCTCCCGGCTTTAAATCCTTCCGGGGATTATATTTAGCTGGATTTAACTTTTCCAGTTGTACTTTTTGGATATTCATCTTTTATCACGCCCTTAATTTC